AATGCCCATTATTCCTTGTCCAATCTGAAGAAGGTTTTCCCCTCTTTCGTGCCAACAGTTTTAAACCCTATGCGCCTAACAAGCGTATGCAGGTGTCTTTCGTCCTCATCATGTACGGTATGTATGGTTTTGGTGTGTCGTTCAAACAGGTCAGCGCAAACGAGTTTTCCAGCTTTGGAGGCGTAAAAGATAGGAACGCCTTCATTGTGTCCGTCAAGCGTGAAAACTCCGTCAACACATAGTGCATAAGACCAGCCCCTCAGTGATCCGTCAACGTATACTTCGTAGCCCAGCACATACCAGTCAAAGATTCGCTGGTATATTTCCTCAAGTGTAAGCGTGTTTCTTTCGTATCTTTGGCAAGCCTTACACAATTCAACAATGTTTGTCAAGTACTTTATTTCAATTTGTGGAGTATTATTCATAGTCGCCCCCACACATATATAAACACTCTTCAATTATTCTCTGGTCTTCTCTTCGGGAGATAGCCCTAGTGCATAAATCAAAGTCCATTATATCAAGCTGCAAGCCGCATGGAAAAACTAAGTCGTCCTCGTCCATTGCGACCCCTCAATCAAAAGGTTCCACGATCCTATCGTCTCAACAAAACCCACAGTTCGAGCTTCATTAACCCTGCAATCATAACACAAAACCTCTCCGCTGCCCCAATAGCCCCGCCCACTGCCGCACCTTGGGCACAATATATTGCCTTTCTTGTCAGTGAAAACACTGCCCCCGTCCTCAATCATGCTCACATCCCCCCAAATGGATTACAGCCAATAGCCTTTCTGGGCTGTCGGCGTTTAGCTTGAAACGCTCCGGCTTTCTGGCTCTCAACCTGAGCGCATGCCATTTTCAGCATATCCCAATGATCCGGCGACTTCCTCATTTGACTCTTTGGGACAAGTCCAATCTTGCCGCCTGCTGAATCATACGTGTATCTCACCGTCTGAAGCTCTGGTATTAGCTCTGGTAGGATTTTAAGCCTTGACCCCTGCACAAGCTGCTCTTTAATAAAAAAGGCGTCCTCTGCGCTCTGTGTGGTGAACCGGTCCGGGTGCTTCATTGTGTCCAGCCTGCGCCCACCATGATAACCAACACAAGGAATACCGTTTTCCTTTATGCGAGACCACACGCCTTCGCCCATACCGTCAGCATCAACAACCAAGATGTCCGGCTTCCATAGCTGTCTAAGGGCAAGTATCTTGCCAGTTGACTCCATCAGCCCCTTGTGTCCCCACTTCTCAAAGATGGTCTCAGCCCAATGCATCGGCCCCTGTTGCTCTATCATGCCGGCAACACAGCTATCCTCTCCGGTGCTTGCAATATCAACAGACATGATTTTAGTGTGATACCTGTCGTGATCGAATAAGAATTCTTGATTGAGTGCCTTTTGTATCTCATCTGAAGACAGCAGGAGATCGGAGTCATCGACTTCATCAAAGCTGTTCATTATCATGCGCTTGTAGTGATTCGGCGCATTCTGCTCCATACTGAGCCAATCAGCAACCGTGTCAAGCGGTAGGTTGTGAGCATTGACAAAGCTATTGGCAGTCCACAGCTTGTATTCTATCTTTTTCCCCAGATACTCTTCAGTGTGCGCATAGTAGACTTCATCAGTGCGAAATACCCGTCCTGCAATCTGAACCTTCTGGCTGCGGTCAGTTACTATGTCGGCCTTTTCAACATGAATTTCCCAAAGCCAGTTGCGCCCGTTGCTATTAGCGATCACTGAAAGCTGACGGTATGGTGCGGTGCTGCGCCTTATGCGCTCCCGGAGATAGTTAAACACCTCTGCGTCTTCGTACTCCTCGCCCTGCTCAATGCCCACCCATGCAAGGTTAAGGTTCCTAAGGGCCGCAAGATCGTTTGCGTTACCATGCCTAAACATCAGCACTGAGCCGTTGGGGAAAGTATAGTCTGCGGGGGATGTGTTGATTTTCTTACCGAAATACTGCGTGAAGTCCTTCATGGTAGAGTCACGCAAATCAGCAAACTCTTTACGCACTACCAAGCATAAGGATTTTGGATATTGCTCTGCGAAATTAACGCCCTGTATCAGCAGCGCCGTGGTTTTACCAGTGCCAACACCCTCAATCATGCAAGGGAATCGAGCCTTAGAGAAGATAAACTCGTCCTGGTCTCTGTTTAAATGGAACGTTTGCTGTTCCAAAAATGCCCCTCCGCTTCGTTGATTGCGGTTTAATTGCTTACTATTATGTGGTGCGAGTGGCAGGATTCGAACCTGCGACCAATGACTTAACAATTAAGGCTTCGGCTTCCAAGGCATAAAACGCAGACAGCTTGCCTCTTCAGCAGTCCGCACGCACGACTCGGGAACGTCATATAGACACGCTATAACCTCTACCGTAGTATGGACGCCAAGCTTGCGAATAAGACGCTCTATTTTATCGCCTGATATCTTCATATTGTCCCCCTTTGTGGCTTACGCCTCTTCCTCAAGCGCATAGCCTAGATTTGTCTTCCAATGCTTGCCGTTCCAGTCAAACCGGATGAAGTTGTCATACTCCTTAAAGTTGGTCACGTTGTCAAGCTCTGTTATCGGCTTACTGTGGTCTGCCGGATCGGGCATGTTTAGGATTAGTCTGGACATTATTGATCTTCCTCAAATTGCACCATCTTGCATCGGAACGGCGCACAGTGAACGTCAGTCATGTTTTCCTTTAGCAGCCGATTCAGAAGCTTGTAGTCCTCAAGCATGCCAGCAAGTGGCGATCTACCGTATTTATCAGCCATTATTGCACCCCCGCCTTGCTGGTTGCGTGGAAGTATGAGTCTTTGTTTATCTCCACCGCTTCAAAGCCATAGAGAGTGCTTAGTCTGTCGGGCCAGCAATCCATTTCCTGCTTGCCGAGATAGAGCTTATGTGGAAGTCTGCCTTCGCAAGATATCGTCTCATACCAGCGTGCAGCATCAGCACACAGTCTTTCCCTTGCGCTCTCAACCGGCTTAAAATCAACACTAACACCTGTGTGCAGGTGTGGCAGGGTTATTATCTCATGTTCTTTCCCGCACCCGCTGCACTTAACTGTCTTTTTCATTGCTGTCCTCCTTGCATCCGCCTGACGTGACGGTGTTTAACTGCATAGCCTCTGCCAACTCTAGCCCCTCTTCAGTTACTCTCATGTTCCCAGGAGCAAATGCTGCAAACCTCACCAGCTCATCATCCTTCATCGCCATCCCCCTCCTTGGATTCCTTATACCTCACAACCAGCAGCGGCTTTCCATCCCCGCCGGTCACTTCAGTACGTGGCGTGTGGCCTCGCCTCTTCCCCTTGCCGAGCAAGTCAAACTGGATGGCAGGCCAGAAACCTTCCTTGATCTTCTTTTGCAGTTCGCCCTCTGTGCGGTCTATGCGCCTCTCCTCGACACTTTCAACGGCTAAGGCATACTCAGGGTCATCCATGTAGTTATAATGCGTTCTACGGGTGATTCCGGCTGCGTCACAGGCTTTAGAGACATTGCCGCTATGTTCTTCGAGCAATTCAAGCATTAATGCCTTCTTTTGTGTAACTTGTAAAGACATCTGCTCGGCTTGTGTTTTCTTCTTCTTTGCCATAATACTTCATCCATAGAACATTTATTAAAGTTTGTCAAGTGGGTTAGTTTTCTCATCCATTGTCTTTCCCTGCTGGTTGTCGTGTGGTTATTCGTGGATGTTGCCGATTACTTCAAACTTGGCAGTTGTTTCGGGTTTAAATTGATAACCACAAAAACCACCAGCTATGGCTCCAAAATTGTGCATCCGGCCCATTTGATATCCGATATGGCTATCACAGCAATCATTATCGTGAAAAAATACCTCGAAAGCAGAATAGTTTACTTCTTCCCATTTATCCTTTGCTGATATTCTTAAAATATCCCCCTCGTAAATCTCTTTGCCGTTTTTGTCGAGCAGTCCGGTAAATTGCTCAATGATAGAAACATCTGATTCAGAGTCTACCCAAGCATTAATAACATTACCGCCATTTTTTTCTGTTGGTACAATGTAAACCTTATTTGCTTTATCCCAAGCCCTAAACTTTATCTCTCTCATCACACCCCCCTCATAAGTTCAAGCATTTCATCCATCGTTATTTTAAGTCCCTCGCCCTGCAAAGCTATTTTTTCTTGCAACAGGTCGTTAATTTCACGCTGAAGTTCTGTTTCCATAAAGCCAGGGCAAGATTCTTTTGCCTTCTTTTGTAGGCCTATCGCACTGTCAATTTCACAAATCAACACTTCGATTTCCCTTTTGCGTGCTTCGGTCATGGCTTATTCCATTCGTTATGGTTTTTCTTTGCCAACGTATGTGTCTAAAAGATAAATATTAACCAAGAGATATGCTTCGTCTGCGTCTGGAAAGATTTTCTTAATAAAATCCTCCGTGTCTGTATATGAATTAATTCTTTTACCGAAAGTCATTGTGCCAGCATGAACCTCCCTATTTGATGGGCTTATAGTGTGAATAATGCAATAGTGATAAATATATTTTCTTTTATCTTGAACAACTTGAAAAACTAAATAACAGCATAGGCACATCAACACGAAACTAAAACAAACAGTCAAACCTATATGATATTTTTCCATAACGCCCCCTCAGTCAAGTACTTCAAAGGTTGCCCTTACACGTTTGCCTTCTAATTTATGAGCCATTACTTTTGGTATTTTTATTCTTGCGTAACACTCATCATTTATTTCTGATATCTCGTCAACGGAACGGATGCCTGTGTTCACCTCGTACAATTCCGGCTCGACTTCCCAATCATCGGCAAAGATTTCTTCACCGTAAAGAGACGTATTTGCCATGGCATCAGTGACTCCAAATCTCCACCAATCACAACCTTCTTCACCACTTCTCCGATACTTCCGACCCGTCTTATGTGCGTCTTGTAAATTCATGCTTCCCCCTTCAAATAATCAGTTATCTCGGTTATGGCATCCATAAAGCCATGCCTCACAACAGCCCTATAGCCTTGACCGCCTAAAAAGCCAAGCCAATTAGCTTGTTCCTTTGACACCGTACCGCCGACCGCCTTTTTCAATTCAATGACAAGCCCGCTGTATTGACCACGCTTAACAGGTAGCCAAATATCCGGGACGCCTTTTTTATTGCCAGCCTTCTTTGCCTTGACCGCCTGGCCGATGTTGAGCCGCACACCGTTGAGAGTTGAAAACATGTATTTCAATTCAGGATGCCGAACCATTTCAGTTTCAGCCCACCGGAATATTTCGCATTGCGTGTCGTGTTCTTCTTGTTTCATTCCAAAACCCTCCAACTATAAAACGGTTTCCCGCACTTGACCACTTCATTCGGCGTGTGCCGCCCCTCGTCAGTATCAAAGGACAGTATGCAGGGATTGCCGCCGCATTCATTGCAGAAGAAAATTGTTGAGATTGAATCATCGTGTTTTATTTCCTCTGTTCCTGTCCGGGGCATGGCTAGTCCTCCTGGTCGTGGATGTTGCCGATTACTTCAGTTTCTTTTGGATTAATCCACTCTATCTCTTGCCTGCAATGTGATTCCTGTTCTTTGTAAGTATACCTCTCTCCAGTTTCGTCAGTGGCTAGATTGTCTTTTGTTCCAACAAGATAGAGGGTGTTACTTTTATTGTTATCTAGAACAGACACATTATAAATCCACCAATGTTTACAGTATGATATTTTTACCACATCCCCCTCGTATATCTCAACGCCGTTCTTGTCGTGTAGGCCGGTAAATTGCTCAAGATCACAACCATAATTAAAATCTAAAAATTTAGCCAAACACTCGTTGTGCGTACACCCTTTTTCGTCATATTCATCTGAGTGACAGTAATCCAGCCCTTGTGAATCCCACGCCCTAAACTTAATCTCTCTCATGCCCACCCCCTATAAAGTTGATTCCCGGCTAAGTTGCCGCTCACGTTTGCGCTCTTGATCAAAATCAGCGTGATCTCTTTTCGTTATCAGCTTTACAACGTCCTCGACAATGTGCTTGCCGCACACCATTTGCTCCGGTGTTGAATGTGGCTGAATATCATCGTGCGGGAAAACCTCATTATAAAACGGTTCGTTGATATATTCCGATGTACGGCATTTATGACATCTTGCGGAATACTGATACATCACCCCGTTCTTCTCAATGAAGTAGTCAATCATGCCTAGCGTATCGCAGTAGCGACAGCCTACTACGCCTTCGGCTGTAACGGGTGGGGTTACATCGTCTATAGCGTCTTTGATAACACGCCACGTTATGCGCTTAGTGTCGTTCTCGCCTATTCGCTTGCAAGCCTTCGCAAGTATCTCTTCGGTGTGCCTACCAAAGTCGTGATACCATTGCTTTGCCATGCTCGTAGCGAAACGGATGCTTAGACGACCATACATCACGCCTATCATTTCGATGAAGTCGCCTTCTGACATTGATTTCTCTGCTGATGTGTAGGTCATTTTATCTCGCTTTCGTGAATGTTGCCGATTACTTCAATGTCGGGATATGGCACACCTGTAATTCTTGCTAGTGTCACCTCTTGCGCCTGCTCATTAATAAAAACTGCCCATGCATCCTCACACCAATGCACGTCAGACTTTTTAGAGAAATTATATACTATCCCATTTTCGCCCATTTCAGGTATAGCGTTCCATCCCAATATATCCCCCTCGTATATCTCAACGCCGTTCTTGTCGTGTAGGCCGGTGAACAATTCCGTTTCAGCGGATGATTCCGGTATGCTGTTTTCTTTCCAATGCGCTATCCCGTTTCTGTCAATAAAATCTGGGGATATGTACTGTTCCCCATTCCAAACTCTAACTTTGATTAACATAACATCCCCCTATAAAGTTTGCTCTCGGCGAAGTTGCCGCTCACGTTTGCTATTTGGTATATTTTCCCTCAACCACCTTGTTGAAATTCTCAGGCTTTATAAGCCAACCAAGATCTGCCTTGAACGACCTGCCATTAGTGCCGTTTGTTTTGCCCATTAAGAAATCTGATTCTTTTACACGCTCAAAATATCCGCGCCACCAATCAAGAGACTGCCTGCGTTCTGATCCACGCCACCGTGCTTGCAAGTGTCCACTGCGTGTTCCCTGCCAATTATATTCCTCTTTGCTGTTTACGACCTTTGTACTAATACATGGAAGCTCTGGTAGAATCTCATGGTAAATGTTTATAATTGCCGTATGTGGGCATTGTGGTATTTTTGGCTTTATAACCTGAGAATCATTATCGTCAACGGCTTGCTGTTGACATATATCAGTACCTTCTTTCATTCTTTCATTCTTGTATGTGGTTACTTGCTGGTTACTTGTTGGTTGTTTATTTGTTGCTGTGCTGGTTGGTTCGTCACTGTCAACCTGATATAATGCCCAATTTACAATGGTAATAATAGAATACCTGTTGGTTGCTGTGCTGGTTATATTTCCAGACTTTTCTAAAAATGTTTTACATGTCCTTATTTCCTGTTCTGACAATCCCGTTTCCTCTGATGCCTTGTGCCTTCCGAACAAAAACTGGCCTTGTTCTACAATAATATTCTTAAATCCGACAATGTTTTTTTGTTGCTTATGTGATGCTTTCAGTAAACAATATGACCAAAATACCCATAGCTTATGATTTTTCAACCATCCGCTATTAAGTGATTTTCTATGTAGTTTTATCCATCCGCTATTCATTGTCTATGCCTTATATGGCTCGGCTGGCTTTCTTGCTTCACGTTCCCACGTATAAGCAGCGCCGGTATATTTAAACGTACTTTTGTCAATATCAACCGTGAACATATCGCCAGTTTTGCCCCTGCGATTCTTGAGAACCTTGAAAATAATACCGGCTGTTTCGTCCTCACATGACTTAAAAGCGCCGATAATGTAATCCGCTGCTTCCTCAATCGCACCACTACCACGCCCCTGATGCAAATAAATCTCTTGTGTTCCGTCTGCCTGCGTGCGGTTTGTCTGCGCTAACACAACAACCGGCATGTGGATCTCTTTTGCAAGGTGCTTGAGTTCACGTGCAATCTTGCTGATTTTCTCATATTCCTTATCGTTTCCGTCAGATTCAATCAATCCCATATAGTCAATTCCAATTGCGCCAACTTGAGCGCCAGACCATTTTTTATTAATCAACCTTATGTAGTCTGCAATTTCATCAAGTGAAACACGACCGTCAACAACAGCAAAGTTTTTATATTCGTCTGCATACCGTTTCATAGTCTCAGGGGCATGAGAGCTGTTTGCAAAGTGGCTTTCAACCGTCATACATGAACTACCCATCATTGACTGTAAATTTCGCTCTACAAGGCTTGCAACTGGCATTTCAAGTGAAAACATGGCAGACACTTTCCCGCTTTTCTTTCCATAATTATGAAGGCAATACTGTAGAAACGATGTTTTGAAACAACCAGCACGACCAAGAAAAGTTAAAACCTGTCCGGGCGCTACACCGTGAATAATATCATCTATTGGATTGATGCCAGTTTTAAGCACATTATGCTCTATTGCTGAAACATGCTCAAAATAAGCGTCTGTTTGTTCATATGGATTGAATATCTTGGCAGATTTTTCAATAATTGAACCATCTTCAAGTTTAAGAGTGTTCAAAATATCGAGTATTTCAGCTCCATCATCAACCATTTTGTTTGCTTCAACAATCTTCAGCTTGATCTGTCTGCGCAAATAGCCCTGCTTTAATTCCGCGATATGTTTTTCAAGCGTTATAACAGAAAAGCTCTCAGACATTAATTCAGATAATTTTGACGCAACAACTCTATTGTCTTGCCCTACATTGAAAAAATCAACAGGCTTCATTTCGCTGTGCAGTTCTTTGATTACTCGAAAAATGTCTTGTGCTTCGCGGGTGGGAAAATACGCGACCGAGATAGTCTGTATTAAATGTTGTTGTTCGCCGTTTAAAAATGCTGTTATAACTGCTTGCTCATGTCCATTCATAATAATGCCCCAAAAAAAACAAGCCCCTCAGAATCGTAGCGATCACAAATAGGAACGACCCTAGGAGTGTACGAATAAATCGGGGCTGCTTGTGTGTTAGTTGTCATAATCATTCCTAAAATTGTGATCGCATATACAGCTTAGAACATTTCAGCATGACTGTCAACCTTTATTTTCAGCATTTCCAAACTTTTCGTGTCAGTGTTGCCGTGTATGAAAGACCGTCTTTCTTCATCGTTAATTCTGGTTTGCCGAAAACAACCAGGGGCCTGCCGTCTAATACCCATTCTTCCGTTTCGTCTGGTCGAGTCAACACTTGGAGTCTGTCTGATAGCTCTCCTAGAAAGAACGACCCGATTCTTGATTTAATTAGATCCATAATCATATCATCACGCTGCTTAACTTGTTGTTTTGCCATGCTGTCCATTGTTTCTTTCATGGCCATCCTTTCATAAAGTTAAAAGCGACCTGCCAGGGTCTGGGTTCACTGGCTTTTCGGTGCTTGGACACCTAGGCCGCTAAAGATTATTTCTCTTCTGCTGCTGTTGGATAATCCGCAAGACATGGGCCGCAACGCTTGCTTGCGTCTTTTTGGTGGTTAAACTCAAGTTCTGCGCCACCATATGCCTTGCACGTTTCCCTGAAGCCGGATGGAGTCCAAAAAGGACACCGTTTATTGCAAAACCAGCCACTTGAAATTATTAACTTTTTCCCTTTATCAGCCATTATCCCACCCCCTCAAGAAAAGTGTGCAGCCGTTCCAGTATCCCCACAGCGGCCTTTGTTGTCCTGTAGCCGGTCAGCGCCATTTTATTTCCCAACCCTTTCAAGTTCAGAGACTATAATGAAATAATTCTCAGCACGCAGCCCTCGATCTTTTTCATTAATAAACCTTGAAAGCGTGCTGATTGGAATTTTTGTTGTCGCACTTAAAGATGTTAGCGCACCACTACCGCTTTTCTTTATATGCCGCCCCAGCCTATTTTTTAACTGCCGTATGTTTGTATTCATAAATAATATATAGGATATAATTTTCCTTTTGTCAACATAAAAATTTTATTAGGTAATCTTTTTCTATATTTATTTAAAATAGGACTTGACAAAGGTAAAAAGATAAACTATATTTAAAACAACGGCGAACATAATTAAGGAGAGAACATGTATTGCAATGTATGTGGGAAAAAATTTAAAAAAACAGGCAGCACTAGAACTATGTGTGTTGAGTGCTGCGGGCGTTATAAAAACAGAGAATCTCTTGAGGTTGGCCAGGTGTGTTATTGTATGGCTTGCGGCGATGAAATGCTAACAAATAAAAATAAAATAGTTGGGCAGCCGAACAAGCATAGGCGAAGCCGCCCACAGTATTGTGCAAAATGTAGCACTGGCGGACACAGCCACAATCGCATTGATTACGCTCATAGTCAGGTTGCTAGAAACAAAAATAATCTTGATATTATATATGAATGTAGCTGTAAGAATAAAATAAAAATATATCACCACTTTAATTATGATAGGCCACTTGAAGTTATAAGGATGTGTAAAAGCTGTCACCGCAAGGAACATGGAAGGCTAGGCAAACTTTAACCTAAAATAAGGAGGGTCACGCAATGGCAACAAGACAATTCAGAGCAGGCAGTCAGTGCGACCGTGTATTGAAAGCCCTGTTAAAAACTCCGCTGACCAACTGGCAATTGAACCGAATCACCATGAAGTATACGCAGCGCATCAGCGAACTCCGTGAGGCTAAGTGGGTTATCATAGCCCATAATTTAGGCGGTGGCCTGTGGAAATATGTGTTGATGGGTAAAACTACATAACCTTTAAGGGGGAAAGTGATGATTAGAGAGCCAAAAATTGGAATGAAAGCCAAGGTCCTACAATGTGAAGGTGCTGGTGTAGAAATTGGGGATACAGTAACAATAACCGAGACAAAGATATATGGCGACAATTCGCTATCTGTTCATGCGGAAAGTGAAGACGGTGAAGAATGGTGCTTTTTGCCGTCATCGCTAACTGAAATCAAATGATCCACCGCCGCCCCGTCAGAACGTCCAAGCAGATGATTGAAAGTTCTTATATCTGGTGCGACAAGAAAAGCAATTACATGCCGAAGGGTGTATGTGCTATTTGTAAAAAGGGATGCGAAAATTACACTACATTTTTATACGGAAGGAAGGCGATATGAAAACAATATGGAAATACGAACTTGAAAGAACCGGCGAACAAATGATTGAGGTTCCCCGCAACGCAAAACTGTTGTGCGTTAAAACCCAGCATGATAAACCCTGCGTTTGGTTTGAGGTTGAAACAGTCAATGGAACAGAGGAGAGAATTTTTTCAATATTCGGAACCGGGCACAAAATTCCGCAGGACATGGGAGTCAGCTACGAATATATTGACAGCTTTTTAGTGGCGGACGACAATCTTGTGTTCCACGTTTATGAATACACGGGGGTATAGACGCATGAACATACCAGCACGAACATACTATTTAGTTATGGTACTGATTTTCGTTTCTGCGGTGTGGTGCATTCTACACATTGACGATGTGCAGATGAAATACAGTGATTCCCAGCGGGTCGAGTTTGGCCTTCTGCGAACTGAAATGTCAAATAGATATTGTGGGGTGGGCGATGATTGAATTTGTTGGCGCGTATTGCTCATATATTTGTGGCAATCTTTCGATTGTAACAAACGTTAAAGATGCTACTTGCACAAGGTACTCAAGCACTGTGTCTAACGGTGTTAAGTTGGACTATAAAGACGGACAGCTAGCAAGATGTAGCCAGTGCGAAAAGGAGCATAACCAATGAAAAATAACAAAAAAATGATGTTCTGTATGTGCTGTGGCTACTCGCAACTTGCCGCCGCAACTGATTTGCTCTGCTGTCGATGTTCCGGCCCGCTGGTACTCGCACCGCAGGAGAATGTGAAAGCATTTAAACATTTGGGCGAATATTCCGGCGCAGAAGTGCAGCGCAGGGATGATGCTGAAAAAGAGAAACGAAACCGCTGTTAATAATAATCTGAATGGGAGAACGGACATGGCGTTAAAAATCACGAAGTCACACGAACCGATTGAAGTTAAACAGCTTGTAATCACAATTTACGGCCCTCCTGGAGTCGGCAAGACATCCCTTGCGTTCACGGTAGAGGATAACCTTGTGCTTGATTTCGACAAGGGTGCTTACCGTGCAATAGGGCGCAAGGACACCGTACAGGTGCAGTCATGGAACGATGTGGCTAGTATGAGCGCGCGGGACGTATCGGGCTATAAGTGCCTTACAGTCGACACTGGCGGCCGCATGTTGGATATGATGACATTTGCAATGGGTCAGGAAAACTCAAAGATGATCCGTGCGGGCGGACAACCTACTATGCAGGGGTGGGGCAAGCTCAAGTCAGACTTTGCCAACTTCATCAAGCGCATTCGTGAGTTTGGTCTGGACATTATCATTATCACGCATAGCTCTGAGGATAAAAGCGGCGATGATGTGATTGACCGCATTGACGTTCAGGGCAGTTCTAAGAATGAGATTTACAAAGTGTCCGACATGATGGGGAGGTTGTCCATTAAAAACAGCAAGCGTGTATTGAACTTTTCGCCTACTGACGTTTCATTTGGCAAGAACCCCGCACAGTTTGACGAGATTTCGGTTCCCAACCCTGAAGAAGCTACAGCGTTTCTTGGCGAGATTATTGATTCCGCAAAGGTGTTTCTTAACAAGATGTCTGGTGAATCCATAGAAGTTCAAAAAATTGCTGATGAGTGGATTGTCAAGTTCACTGATTGCTTGTCGGCAAGCGAGTTTAACGACCTCATGAAAAGCGTTAAAAAGGTTGACGAGCGCTGCGCTTCAAACGTTAAGCGTATTATGGTAAAAATGGCCAAAGAGAAGAAAATCGGTTTCGACCAAACGAAGGCGGTGTTTACCGATGAAGCTTAGATGCTCGGCAACTGAAATCGACCAATACCGTGATTACCTTGCGGACGTTATCGACATTGAAACCTTGCTTAGTAGGTTGCGTAAGGAATCAAAGCCAAGCACGCCAATGTTCGCTGGCAGAGCGTGGCATAAGCTGATGGAGACAGCACCGCCTTGCCACAACGGTATGATGGAATGTGATACATTCACGTTTTTCATTGACGCTGATTTGTCGGTTGAGCTACCACCGATCAAGGAGCTTAAAGGTGTCAAGGAATACAATACGCTTGGGGTTGACGTTACGCTTGTTGGTATGGTTGACGGAATGAACGGCAATCATGGGATTGATTACAAGCTGACCGCAAGGCCGAATCCTGAACGCCTTGTGGATGCTTACCAGTGGCGCATATATGTTGTACTGTTCAACCTGTTTCGGTTTGATTACATTATATGTCATGCCGACAAGACAGACAAAAAAGAAATTACAATTAAGGCTATTGACCGTTTACCGCTTTACCGATACCCGAACATTGAGAAAGATGTTGCGGATATGGTAACGCAATTTACTGCGTTCATATTAACCAATTTACCGGAAAGGCTCACATAATGGCATACGACAAACCATACGAACCAAAAGAAGGCGATTTCGTAGTTTTTATCAACAAAAATAAGACCAAAGAAACACAACCGGATATTACAATTAAACTAACGATGAACGGAAACACATCAAGTATACCGTTGTGGAAAAAAGACTTTGGATATACTGGCACGATTAAAGAATTGCTTGAAAGCCAACCACAACAACAGGGCGGCTTTGAGCAGGCGCAGAAGGTTGTGGATAGCATGCAAGAACGCATGAGTCCCACTGAATACGACCAGGGACTTCCAGGCGATGCGCCTTTTTAGGGCGAACAACTAACAGAATAAGGAGTAACCATGCACAAAAAAATCAAAGCATTCCTCACCGCAAAGATATTTCTCACCAGAGGGCAGGTCATAACACAGGGCATGTTGTATGCGCTGGAAAAGGAGAACGGCGATCTGAGGGCAAGCCTTGGCGGTTATAAGGCAAGTTTTACCAAGCAGGACAAGAAGTGCGCTAAATGTCGGCATCATCCTGAAAATAAAAAGGATTCAATTGGAGAGCGAGCATGAAACCATCGGTGTTTGGAAAATTTTGCGGGTTTAAATGTGGTTATTTTTCGTTTGCATATTGGTGTTGTTTTTTCAATAAAGACATTGAATATGATGAAGAAAAAAATCAATTTACCCGTTGCGACAAGTGCCTTGCTGACTTTCCGGTGGAGGAAAAGAAAAGTGGTAATTTGTGGTCTATACTTCACGATGTTTGCAGGTTCAGCCCGCAAACAAAATCAAGTTTGTGTAATGAAGAGAATAATTATTACAGCTTATGCAAAGAAAAATACTGCCCATTAGCCGCTAACCCTGAAAAATAACCTACCCCATAAGGAGGGATGATTGTGGGATATAGCAACAAAGAAACAATAAATAGATTGCGGAATCATGTTTCTAAACTTGAAACCGAACTTGCCCACTACAAAGACGCTTTTGAGGTTGTCGAGGCTGAAATGCTGAAGCGTGTGCCGTTTGAGGCGTTTAAAAGGCTTTGCTGTCCTGCAAATAGCACGCAGTATTGCTATAAAAGGATTAAACGTATTGGGTGTTTCATTCATGTTTCCTGCACCCCTGATAACTGCAAGCTGATACCGAAGGTGAAAACCGATGAGTGACATTAAGGAAGCTGAAAAGAAACTGAATCCGTGCTGCGATAGCATGTCTCTATATGTCGAAGATAGCACAGCGGATGATTGTTATTATGTTACCTGTTTTAACTGCGGCAAAAGCTTGGGAGGCAGTTTTTGCTTTTACAGTGACGCATATGGCTACATTGACAAACTCGTAGAAGCCATGAACCGGCGCAAACAATAGTGCAGATAAGGGAGGTGAGTGATGAAGCGTAGAATTGAGTGGACTGAAAGCAGGGAGATTGAAACGAGCGAATGCGGCAGGTTTTGTTTGCAAGGCTGTCAATCATATATCAGCGGGATACCTGATTCTCATTGCCTTCTTAGGGTGGAACCTGAAGCCCTCAAAACTGGCGGGGGTTATAAGCGCACAGAATTTTGTAAACTGACAGAGGTGAAGGG